CCATCACCTGCTCTGAATTCGCCCGGTGGAAAGACTTGAAAGGTTTTATCACTATCAACCGTATTTAAAACAAATGAAGCGGTTGCAATTGCGTTTGTTGGTAACATATCAAACCATTTTTTAAGACCTATATAAATGATAATAAGAATCATTCGCATTTGCAAGTTAATTTTAACTTTTTTTTCAAAAACTACTTGCAATAGATTTAAATCTATGTAAAATAGTTTTCGCTAAAGGCTTTGCTGTAGATTGTGACTAATTGGAGTCAGAAAGAGATGACAAGCGATTAGTTAATCTTAGCTATGCACGGTTAAGTTTCCGTGATGTATAGCAGATAGATTATCCAAATCTAATTATGCACGGCGAATTCCCCGTGGTATATAGTTACATAAGGACGCAATTTTTACGTGGTTACTTCGGATGCTGGGACTCAGGTAATTAATTGCCAGCAATTGCGATTTCAGGCGACCGTTTGTAACGAGAAGATTTACACCTGAAAACAATTTTATTCATCAGCTGATGGCCAATATTGGTTAAACAAAAATTGTGGTAATTCGTTACCATATATTTTTTTAGCATCGAAAGGTGAGGTTTTTTATTGTCTTTTAGTTGGATTTGCTATAGCATTCGTAGGTAGGACACCGCCCTATATATAATATAGAATAACGATGTGCTACCTACGAAAGTAATACAGATAACGGTATCATACCTCATCATCCTTATAACTATTATGGAGATTGCACTAATCATGCTATACTTTAGATATGAATAAAAAGACTCCTCTTGAGCAGGTATTAAAAGCCATTCCCGGTAGTTTAGGGATTATAGGAGTTATTGCCAAAAGATTAGGAGTTGATAGGAGTTTAATTCTCGACTACCATACGAAATATCCTGAAGTTGCAAAGGCTATTCAAGATGAGGAAGAATCGAAAAAGGACTTAATCGAGTCAGCATTTATTGACCTAGTAAATGAAGGGAATGAAAGAGCTATCCTTTTTGGCATGAAAACGCTCTGCAAAGATAGAGGATATAACGAGAATCAAGTCACTGCTCAAATTAACCTACCATTAGAGCCACCACAACTCCCACAAGAAACGATTGACTTAATTAAGAGTAAAATATTTGGAATCTGATATTGATATTACGTTGCCATATCAAAAAAAGTGGCTTAATGATGACTCAAGATTTAAAATTGGCATGTGGGCCCGGCAAAGTAGGAAGACAACAACCTGTACTCTTGAGATTGTCTTAGATTGCATTCAGAGAAAGTCACGATGGGTTATTCTCTCTCGTGGTGAGCGACAAGCCAAAGAAGCTATGAATGAAGGGATAAAGCGATTTTGTTACGCTTATCAAATCACAGCCCGTTCTCTAAACGTTAATTGGCAAGGCAATTACAACATGCTCGAAGTGGTATTACCTAACGGGTCAAGAATAACGGCTTTACCGGCCAATCCTGATACCGCGCGTGGTTTTTCTGCAAATGTATTACTTGACGAGTTTGCTTTCCATTACGATTCAAGGGCTATTTGGTCTGCTTTATTTCCTGTTATTAGCGCAGGGCATAAACTGAGGGTTGTCTCGACTCCTAATGGAAAGCAAAATAAATTTTACGAGTTAATCACTTCTCAAGATAATATTTGGTCTAAGCATATTGTCAGTATTTATGATGCAATTAATCAGGGTTTAAATCGTGATATATCGGAACTCAGATCAGCGATTAATGATGAGGACGCTTGGAAACAAGAATATGAATTAGAGTGGCTTGATGAGGCGAGTGCTTGGCTTGATTACGATTTAATCCATTCTACTGAAGACGAAAACGCCGGCGATCCGTTAAAATATGAAGGCAATCCTGTTTACATTGGGAATGACATAGCGATTAGGAATGACTTATGGGTTGCATGGGTTATTGAGCAAATTGGAGACGTTCTCTGGACTCGTGAGGTTATCGCTAAACAACGAATTAGTTTCTCAGAGCAAGATCGGATTATGGATAGTCTTTTTGAGCGGTATAAAGTAGCAAGGCTCTGCATAGATAAAACAGGAATAGGCGAAAAACCAACAGAGGACGCGACCAGACGATACGGCAAAAACATTGTCGAAGGTGTCACATTTACCTCATCAATGAAATTAGTTCTTGCAACCGTTGGCAAACAGGCATTTGAATCTAAAAGAATTAGAATCCCTAAAAACGATAATGCGCTGGTTAATGATCTCCATAAAATAAAAAAATCAGTCACGGCGACAGGTGTTTCGAGATTTGTTGCAGAATCGGATTCAACTGGACATGCTGATAGAGCGTGGGCGTGTTTTTTAGCATGTTACGCGGCAAATAGTGGTAAAATGGTATATGATTGGAAAACGGTAAATTCAAAACCGGGAGCATGGTAAATGATTGTTGATAAGAATGGTAATCCAATAAAAGTAAGTAAACCTAATAAAGAACCACAAACGTCTGCCTATGCGTCGTTACATCGTGAGATTGCAGAACATCCTAGCCGTTGGCTGACTCCACAAAAACTAGCTAATTACTTTCAAAATGCTGAGAACGGCGATTTAATTGCTCAAAATGATTTAGCTTTGGATATGCTAGAGAAAGACGCTCATATTTATGCAGAAATTAGCAAGAGAAAGCAGTCAATTTTAAATTTTGATTGGCATATTAAAACGACAGGCGATAAAGTCCGTGACCAAAAAAAAGCACAATTACTTAAAGAATTTGTGCAAAATATTGATGATTTTGAGGACGTGCTGTTAGATTTAATGGATGGTATTTTAAGCGGTTATTCTTGTCTTGAGATTGCTGATGAATCTGGTGGCACGGGGTGGGAGTTTGTTGATAATACTTGGCTAGTAAAAAGTCTACAGTTCAGGCCACAATCATGGTTCTGTACTAATCCTGAACATCAAAATCAGTTACGGTTAAGAGATAATAGTTTACATGGTCAAGAATTATGGAGTCTAGGCTGGATTACTCATATACACCGCGCAAAAAGTGGCTATATTTCTCGCGCTGGATTAGTCCGCGTCTTAGCTTGGCCATATATTTTTAAGAATTACGCAATTAGAGACTTTGCAGAATTTCTCGAAGTCTATGGAGTCCCTGTTAGATTAGGCAAATATTCAATCAATGCAAGCGATTATGAAAAGGATACGTTATTAAAAGCAGTTGTTGAGATGGGACATAATTCTGCCGGGATTATTCCTGAGTCAATGGGTATTGAGTTCTTATCTGCCGCCGGCGGTTCGCCTGAAGCATTCCAAACAATGATTGATTGGGCTGAAAGAAGTATATCAAAAGCGATTTTAGGCGGTACTTTAACGTCGCAAGCTGACAGAAAAACCAATACTAACGCATTAGGCACTATTCATGAGAATGCGCGCTTTGAGATTGCAATAAGCGACGCTAGACAAGTTGCAAGCACACTCACAAAACAACTCATCAGACCATTGTGTGCATTGAATGGATTAGACCCTAAATTATTTTCTTTTGAGTTTGATACCAGTATTACAGATATTGATGAGATTCAAAAACTAAGCCAAATCGGCTTAAGAATTCCTGCGAGTTATATCAGAGATAAATTAAATATTCCTGAACCGATTGAAGATGAGGAAGTCTTAGGCGAGACGAAACAGCCTAAACCAATACCAGAGCCAACTCCAGACGAAGACAGTGAAAATCCCAATAATGGACAGAATCCAAAAGATACTCAAGATGATCAGGATAAACAAGATGATAATCAAGAGGATAAGAAAGACGAATCAACTAAAGAGTTGAAAGATGAGAAGTTAAAATCAACTTTACATGCCCATGATGATGACGAGTTTGACGATCTATCAGACGAATTAGCATCTGATTGGAAAAAGCAAATGAGTCCGATTATCACGCCGTTACTTGAGAAGTGTCAACAGTGCGAATCCTACGATGAATTTTTAGGAATGATTACGAGTCCTGATATTTTGAAGGAAATAGACACCTCTAAATTTGAGGAAGATATGGGTAATGCCTTATTTTTAACATACTTATACGGTAGGTTAGTCAATAATGCCTAGTTTAGAATTAAACCCAATGCCACCTAAAGAAGCGATTGATTTCTTTAGAAAAAAAGGCTATAAAGTTGATTATTTTGATAGCAATCGTGACGCGACGACTGAACAACATAAAAACGCTTTCATGGTTGCTAAAATGATGGAGATAGATTTGCTTGAAGGTGTCAGAGAACAAGTGGATAAATCTATTGCAGAGGGTATGTCGTTTCCTGAGTTTAGAAAAAATTTAGAAACGACTTTGACAGATAAAGGCTGGTGGGGCCGTAAAGTAATGACAGACCCCGTAACTGGTTTAGATAAAGTTGTTCAACTTGGCAGTGTATCGAGACTTAAAAAAATATACGAAACAAACATAAGACACACACATGCTGATGGTCAATGGCAACGGATTCAGGAATATAAGGAGGTTTTTCAGTATCTTGTTTATGACGCTAATAACTCACAAGTACCTAGAATCGAACATAGCGAATACAATAGGTTATGTTTAAAAGCTGATGATGTTTTTTGGCAATCGCATTATCCACCACAAGGCTATGGATGTAAGTGTCGAGTTTATGCGGTAACTGAGAATCAAATGAAGAAAGACAGCTCACTTTCTTTTAACCCGCCAAATGAAGAATACATCAGCACAACTGAGTTAAGAAATAAATCTGTTGCGATATGCAGTAATGAGGATAAAGTATTAAAGTCTTTGATTATTCCAAAAAACGTTATGATTGATTACTATTACGCGCCTAATTTTTCTCAGAGAATATTTGACGCTTTAAAACTGAGAAATTATAAGGGATTTACAGATGAAATAACCTTGCTGTTAATAAGATTTCCTATGGTTAAAAGGACAGAGAAAATATCCAAAATGTCAATTAATTATGAGAATCTAACTCTGTTTGGTAAGGAATTACTTTCATCGTTATTATCTTCAGATAAATCATTTACATCTGTAGTCCATAATAGCGGTTTTGGTGAAATTTCTAAAACTGTTAAATTTTGGATGTCTCGTTATAACATTTCTAATGATAAGTTTGCTAAGGTGTTTGCTAATACCCAAATGTTACCACAAACGGAATGGTCTGATATTGAAGTAAAATTGAGCGTGCTTTTAAAATACACCACCAATGAACGGTATCAGATTAATGATTGGAAGTTAATAACCGATTTACCACAAAAAGACAGAATCCGTAATGAGATTTATATTGAAGTTTTAGCTAAAAATCTAGGATTAAGTCGCTATTTGAATTTAAAGGAAAGTAAATGATAATCAAGGTCGAATTTAATGGATTTGATGATGATGACTCTTTAGGTCTATCAAAATTAGCTGATTTAACAGAAGCTATGAAAGTTATCGCCGCATACGGCGAAAATAAGGCTAGACGCGGTTTTGCGATTGAATCCGATCCGTATGATCAGAAATGGATACCTAGCCAAAGAAAATTAAAGCGTGGTGGTAAAACTTTGACTTTATCCGGGGCATTAGCGAGTTCAGTCAATAGTAGCTATGATGAAAAATCTGCCAGATTTGGTACAAATCGTCCAGCGTATGAGAGAGTGATGTTCTTTGGTTCGAAAGAGAAGAATATACCACCTAGACCATTTTTAGGGATTACTCCAGATGATGAGATTGAAATTGCTGAGATTATTTCAAATCATTTAAAATCTTTGTTGTGAATATATGAAAATCCCACTAACGATTGCAATAACGATAATACCGCTAACGTTATGCATTTTAACCGTGATTATGTTGTTCTTTCACATAAGAATGAATGCTCAAAATATTCAATATTTCTGGTATATTGTGATATTTCTAGGGATAACAGTTGTTGTAAATATGGCGATTGCAGTACATATTACGCAATCGCTTCAAAAGTTTATCATTCATTTAAAGCACGTTACATCAGGAAAACGAAACGGTTATCGTTATGAAAAGCCTAGTTTAATTAATGAGATTAATGAATTATCTAATGATTTTAGAACAGTCGAAAACTCCATTGTTACATTCTACTCTCAGATTGAAAAATCGAACAAAATCCTTCAATTAAGATACGCTACCATTATAGAAAGTAGCTTTGATTCTATTATCGGTATAGATTCCACTGGTAAGATAACGTTGTGGAATTATGCGTCGGAACAAATTTTTGGATATAGAAAGAATGAGATAGTCGGAAGAGATATAAGCAAAATTACAAAGAAAGATGAAAAAATATCATGCAAACTTAGTGAGTTATTTAATATAGAATATGATAATACAGCAAAAAGTTTCGTGATGGTACGCAATTTAGAAATTGTAGGGATTTCAAAAAGTAACGACAGTATCATCTGCGAAGTGACCGTATGCAGAGTCTCTCATTCAGAGGCTGTAATATTTTGTCGTGACATTAGAGAAAGAAAAGCTATGGAGATAAGGCGAAAACATTATACCGAGACATTAGAACGGGAAGTAATGAACAGGACGTTAGAATTAGAAGAATCTAAAAGGCAATTAGAATATGCTCTCGATTTACTTGCAAGAGGTTCAAAAAACCTTACTGAATCGCTTGATTTAGCTCAAAATGGACGCTAGTTTAGAGTCTCTATTAAAAGACCAATTAGATGCTCAAAATAGACTTGTTGAAGCCTCCAAAAAAGAAGCTATGGAGTCAGAGCGGTTAAGAGTTGCAATGGAAGAAAAAACTATTGAGGTAAGACGTGCGAATGAGTTGCAATCTCAAATTTTAACTTCCTTAGAGCATGTATTGGGTTTATTGAGGGTATTTTTTAGAGAGAGACCAATTGAGTCGAAATTAGAGGAATTTATGATTGTCTTAAACGCGGTTAAGGTAATTAATGAGGTTATCGCTAGGGAATTGTTAAAGTCTATCTCCACTAAAGAAGATAAGGAAAGAATCATGAAAGCCCTTGTTGATATCGGCAGTGCAAAACCGACAACAACAATAGATGCCGGGACTGGAGTCAGAACGGGTAATGTTGGCAGATTTACCGCTGGAGATATTTTTCAGGGATTAAAAGATTAATTAGGGATTAATTAAAGATTGTTTAGATTTATGATAAAATTATCTTTTTAAAACGGATAAATTAAATGAACAATCAACAAGGTATCCCAAGTAATACCTTACAAAGTTTATTGAAAAGAATTCGCCCTATGTGCGATAACAATAAACTATATGATGAATTTAAGAGATCATACGTACAAAGAGAGAAGAGGGGTTTAAGTAAGTATCATTGCACCGTTGATCGTCATGATTTAATGCCTGAAGAATGGATTGATCACGGGCTTGAAGAGTTACTCGATGCAATGCTGTATTTTGAACGGGCCGGCCTAGTCGAATTAATCCCTGATATTTTTCAGGCATATCTTCTCGCTAAGTATAGAAAGTTTGAAATTTTACGCGGTAAGACTTGACAAGTTTGTGAGGATTTGGGATAATTTCTTTTGCTTATCGAACGTACCAAAGCAGTAAAGATTACCACTTCAACCCTTAAACCTCTCTAAGTTTAAGGGTTTTGCTTTATCTACTCATCTTTACCCTGCCAACGCAATTTAGCTGTATCACAAACCCAAATAACGAATGACTCGCTTAATTCAACTGGCAATAAATCAGATAAATCTAATAAACTCAATTCCTGATTACAACATTGACATAATTCAGTCAAGGTTATTTTAGAATTTTTAGTGACGGATTGAATAATTACTCCCGTTAAAAATTCTACTAATTCGTTTACGGCTTGATTATACTCACTCATTATTTACCTCATTATTTTGAATAATGAACGGCAATTGTGTAGTTTTTTCCTTCTCGACAACACTAACTGAGTAATTTTCCATTGCCCAATTCAGAGCCATAGTCCCGGCAAAAACCAACAACGCAAAAAGCCAAAAGAACCGTGAAATATAAATCAAAATAATAGTAACGATAATAAAAAATACAATTACCAGTAATGAGGTTTTAAATCCGACATAATCAGGATGATTTCCAATTGAATACCATAAAGCAAAACAAATTACTGCCAATATCAACATCTTAAAAAAATTACTCATGCCACTCCTTAAATAGTTGATTTTTTCTAAAAAAAAAGTATAATACTCGTTCTCCTTTGGTGTACCCTCCGTTGTTGTTGTTTTTTCCTGCTAGTTAATCCTAGCAGGTTTTTTTATGCCTATTAGCTATCAGGGATAGAATATATCCACTAACCGCGTGTTATGACTAGCCTTGTTAATTTCAAACGCTAATCTAGGAGTCAACTTTCGATTCCTCTTGAGCGTCTTTAGAACGAATTTAAACCTCATTTTTTACCTCTGCCAACTAACACACATCTATTTTTACCATGCTTGATTGCAATCCCATCACGGACTAACTTCTCTCGAATGAGATTAATCATGGTATTTGTATAACCGTGACTCCTAAGTGTAGGATGACTAACACTTGTTAGTACCCCGCTCTTAATACATACAAGCACCCTTCCGTATTGTTCATCAAAGTTTTGTGCGTTCTTTGTATATACGTCATTTGTACGTACTCCATACTCAGTATCGGTATTAAGTTGCTGAACAGCATTAACTTTTTCCTGTGAATCTGTATGTATGTTGTATGTACAGGGTACGTCTTGCGTATGTAAGATTTCAATCAATCTCTGATTTGCGTCGTACATCGGAACAAATGCCATTGTTGGCACAGCATCTAATGGAATGCCTTGATTAGTCTGTACAGTCGATTGTACGGGCTTCTGTTTAATCGGTATACTGTTACCATCCTCTGTATCAGTTGCCGTATCCTTAACGTCTTCAGGCGTGTTAGTGGACATCTTTCGTGTTACCTTCTCGTTTATCCATGTGTAAGCTAAATTCTTCAGTTTCGTAAAGACGCTTTCCTCATTAGACTCGACTCGTTCTTGATGATTCTCGCCTTCACTGTTCAGTTTCACAGTTGTCCCGCTAAAGAGGATAATCGCACCAAAAATAACCCCTGCAAAAATAAAAGCAATAAACAAAAAGATAGGGTTTTCATTTATTCCTGTTACTTGAGACAAGCTAGTAATAAACGGATAATAAACAACTCCTTGATTCAATCTTGATTGTGCATCAAAAAACGCTTGCTCTGCTGTTCTAACAGCCTGCTCTGCTGTCAAAATTCTAGCCTGTTTTTGAGCTATCTCAGCCGATCTAACTCGTTTCGACTCTAAAGAATTTAACTTGCTTTGTCTCTCGACTCGTAAATTAGCAATTTCTGGAGAGTCTGGTATTGATTGATCTACCATGCCTTTTAATGCTTTCAGTTGCGGACAAAGTCTCTTGGCCGCGGTTATCATTGGGCTACCTTGAAACGAAAGTGGAGTACAATCGTCGGTTAAAATCTGTTTAACCTTAATTCCTGTAGTGTCTTTACGTTCCCAAAAAGCGTTTAACTGATTCTTTGCAGATTGCACTGATTGAGCATGTTGTGACTCCATAGAAGCCTTTAAAGCCGCTATTTGTGAATCATACTGTTTTGCTATGTCAGTCATCTGAGATTCAAGATTTGCCCGCTCATTTTGGGAGTTAGCTAATTCTTCAGGACTATACGAATGACTCGCTTGAATCTCTTTTAATTGCGATTGTGCCGCGACTAATTGAGATTTAGCCATTGCAATTTCTGGCGAATCATGCTTTTTCGATTCAGAATATGAAATTAGTGAATTGTGAGCAAACACTAAGAACATCAGAATCGAGATGAAATAGGTTGTGTTGATCAGTAGTCGGTAGGTATCTCTGAGAGAATAGTCATCCATTTGAACAGCGATATAATAACCCGCGGCCGCACCTGATCTGACAATGATGATAGTTAGGGCAACCGCACCCCAAATTGACTTGTCGAAAAAGTTGACTCCAAAAGAGATCAACCCTAAAAACTCGATAATTCCGAAACTCCAGTTTATGGCCGTACTCCTACTGCTAAAACTGTGAGCGGCACTCTTGCGAAATTCTGCACTTAAAGCCATAATATCAATTCCTAAACTCCTAAAAAGTAAGTAAAACCGATTTAAAGATTGCGACTCTTTAAATCGAGTTCAAAATTTGGGTAGCCATTTGCCGGTAGGTTTTCATTTGAAAGTGGACACCATCGCCGGCATCTGTCTTAAAATGAGAAAGTGGAATAAATCGAATCCCCTTCTCTTTTGTCTGTTGTTCAAAAATATGATTTAACGTCGAAACTTTAGACGTTAAATCACCCCGCGTTAAGTTAGGAATTCCTAACCAGATTAGATTTAAATTCTTACTCTGAGAAAGGGTTATTAAATCTGACACCCTTTTTTCATACGATTTTCTATCTTTTGGTATGTCATTTGCTCCTATTAAGAATAAAACAGTGTCGTTTGAATTAAGTTGATTAATCACAGTCTCCCAATTGTAATCAATCCGACGACCTGATTTTGTAAAGTCAACAACGTTAGACGATTTTAAATTCATTGCGATTCCACTCGCTATTGAATCTCCTAAGATGACGACGCGACTAACCAGTTTTTTTTTACCATGCGGTCACGGTGACTGATGATATTTCTAACGTAATTTTGAGTCTCTTTATACGGTGGTATACCGCCGTATTTATCAACTGCACCTTCGCCTGCGTTATAACCGGCAAGTGCTAATCGTTCATCATTTCTAAATCGTCTTAGTAACCAACTAAAGTATTTTGCCCCGCACTCTAGGTTTTTATCAGGGTCTGTTCTCTCGTTAGGCTGACAACCGTATCGCTTACCAGTATCAGGCATTAATTGGGTTAATCCTACCGCGCCTTTAGGACTTACAACCTTCTCATTCCACCTTGATTCTTGAGTTATTAACGCAACA